GCTCATTGGTGGACCGGTATGGATCGCGTATTGCATTTACCGAAACTAGGTCTACGCCGAGCGGCGTTGCCTATGTTGCTCGAGAAGGGTGGCGTGAATATATCTCGTGAAGCCCTAAAAATAAATAAATTGGCACTGTCAAAATCTGATGCTCCTTATTTTGAGTCACTTTTCGCCACCACGTGTTGGTACTGGGGCGAGTACTTGGCGATATTTAACGCTAAGAACATTAAGCACATTATAAGGAAGATGGAATATAACACGGAAGATGCCTTAGAAGAAACGGTTAGGGCGGACGCTTTATACTCTGCAATATTAGGCAGGGCTATACCAAAACCAGTTTTTAGGCATCAATCTACCTACATACTAGGTGGCATAAGGTCACAGTTCACGCGAGTGATGAAGATAGGCCAGATCAACATAAACAATATGGAAGAGTATGGCTACATCGCTGTTAATAATGGCGTACGTTCCGGAACTATCGTTTATCCTGGTTGTTGCGCTCTAATCATTGGGCAGGCGGGTTCACTTATACTTGGTACACCATATGCCAGCATATTCCAAGTAAACCCTACTGTAGTCAAAGAGACTAGAACCAGAGACTACCGCGGGTATAATTACCACGATTTGTGGGCTTATGGTGTTGTCCAAAGATGGCAAGGTTATGATGTGGTATACAAACACCCCAAGTCTGGTGGTGTGCATACCATATACGCACCAAACGATGTTAGTATAGCTATGCCTCCTGTCAACCCCACAACAGTTGACCGTATTGAAAGCTACACTATACAGAGGAATAGGCCAAGGCAACATGTTTTCGGATCTGAAATCACCGATTTCATGAAATACAAAATGACCTTCACGTGGCATCGTATAAATTGTGTCCCGTTGGAGGAGCCGGACTACCACTCCGTAGGTGTGCAAGGTGAAGAAGCATCCTTTATGGTAGCAAGTAAGTTTCTGAGTGACATGCTTGACAAAGAACAATACTCTGCTGCTGTATTGATGAACTATGATATTGATACCCAGGATTTTTACGAGGGCGAACCGACGGTAGCCGTGCCGGTCCCAGACGCACAAAACTCGTTAAAATTAGCGGAACAAGACTTAGGACCGGAACCACAACCAGACGAAGACCCTGGGCCGGCAGTTTAAAACATCTCACTACTATATTTTCTTATATACAGCTCAATAATGACTGTCTGGTACAGTCTACTTTCGACCTGGCAACATTGTTTCTATTCGACATAATGTATGGTGTTAATATAAGTGGTAATTATATGTATCGTATTGGGGATACTTCTGTTCGGACGTATGCAGTTTACTTGCCAGCCCTTAATCTGACTGCACTGTATATAACTAGGGATAATCACTTACCCTCGATGGGTAACTACTCGCTCATTAGAATTTCACAAATACAATACGGCCCTGAGCTGGCTCCTTATGGCCCGATTACAAACAAAGAACTACTTAACCATTTATTTTATATTACAGAAGCCTCTATGCATAGGGCTACTGAATTTTCGAATATTCATTTAATTAAAAGTTACCACCAAGGTACGCTTGAACCTCCGATCACTAAGATTAGTGGGCAGCACATTAGACACCTTACTTTTAACGAGTTACGTAGCTTCGAGTGGGCCGAACTATGCACACAAGTGGGCCCTACTATGCAGTTGATAGAGCGTCTTGCCCTTTCTGGTGCACATGAATCTTTCTTGGTTGGGCTGATAGTATGGGCTATGTGTTTACCTGAAGCTCAGAAGAAGTGGTGG